TAATGTCGGACTTTTGTTGAGCACTGAGAGCCATTAGCCCTCCTTACTTTTGCGCTTTCCGCTCTTCTTTTCGGACTTCTCGATCGACTCTTGTGTCTCGGGTTCGCTCACTGGAGCGACTGCATCAGGCGCAGCCGGCACTTCCAATGCTTCGCGTGCGGCCTTCTTCTTAAGTAGGTCTTGAATGTACTGCTGGCGTCGTCGTGCGAATAGCATGTGCCTCCAAACTTAAAAAGGGGCGGGTCTACACCCGACCCCCGATTCGATTCACTGCGTTCTAGCTTTACAGCCGAACAAGTTCGAGAATCAGTACCGCGTCCGTCAAGGCCACAGCGGTGCCCGAGTCGGTTTCGTTGTACACAACTTTTAGATCGGTTCCGGCAGCGATGTTTTTCTCGGCGTCAACAATGTTGAGCGCTTCGGAAACTTTATCGCCCAGACCATTCTCATGCGCGGCACGCGTATCGATCTCAGCCACAACGGTCGAACCACTTTGGAGCGACAGTTGCACGAAATCGGTATCACTGGCTGCGAGCGCCGCACCGTTCATAATCCGTGCGCTCTTTAGGAGCGACTTTTCACGAACGTGCAAGGCAGGGATCTCTTTGTCAGCGGAGGGAGAGCCCAAAGGGATCACCACTACGCGGGCATTGTTTTCGTTATTGAATGACATTTTCAGGGCCTCCTTTAAGCCACGGTTACGAGCATGCGGGCGGTTCGCTTGTCGAGAGCAGCCACTTTGCTATGGAAGCTCTTCACACCGTACCACTCGTTAGAAGCGAATACCCATTCCCTTTGAAGGATATCGTAGTCGCTTTCCAGTTCCATGTCTTGCTTCACACAAATACCGTAAGGGTTAGCTTTGTGAATGAAGGCATATTTGGTTTCTTTGCCGTCTACGGTTCCACCAGCGGGGATCGTATCGACCACAACCACAGCCATCCCGAGCAAGCGACCCATGAACCCGTCAACCATTGCCATAGGGTCATTTGCGTCAGCCTTGAGGAAGCCGGAAGTCGTATCATTCATCAATGTGAGGAATGACAAGCTGTGCATGTACACGATCACGGCGTCGTTAGCTTTGTCACCAAAGGCCACGATCTTCGCAGTGTTCAAGTTACGCACGTTCATTTGATCGGCGGCAGCGGCAGCGGTGAAGCCATCGGTATAGTTACCGACCGTGCTTTGCTCGGTCAAAAGATCAGCGTCCACTTTCTCAGCATGTACGCGACCAAGCTGGCGCTGGATCTCGCTGATGATAAGAGAGGTACGCGCGGCGGATTTCTTGAAGGCTTTCTTCTTGATGCCCACAGCTTTGCCGATTTCTTTCACCACGCACGAAAAGCTGTCATCTTCCAGCTTGTCTACGGCTAGTCCTTCAGATTCAGCCGGCTCTTGAACAGCACCGATCGACTTGAAGAAAGGAAAGTTTACAGTTTCACCAGCGCCCACGTCGGGCTTTAGTGTTTCGTCTTTTGCGGCGATCGCCCCGTAAACAAGTTTACGGTCGAAGTACGCGCGAATATGATCTTGCCAAACTTTCGGCTCGAATGCGAAATCGGCAGCTACAGTTGCTCCCATGTTATCCCCCTAGATGCTCAAAATTTGAGCAGGCCCTTTGTTTTCGCGTCTGCGAACAGGCGGTTATAAACGTCGGGCTGCTTCGTGTACAGTGTGGACTTCTCCACAATGCTCATTCGCACAAATTGGTCTAGGGTCACATCACTCGTCCCACCTGGGGCCGGTGCCGCTCCACCTTTACCTTCGTCAGCGCTTCCGCCGACGCTTGTGCTCTTCGCACCGGAACCGCCCTGCTTTCGGGCTTTTGCCGCGATCTCCGCGAGCCCTTCTTCAGTCAGTTCCTCGTCGTCCTGAAGATCGTTCATTTTCTTAGTTACAAGAAACTGAAAAAACTCCAAGTCGTCCTTAGCAATCCCATGCTCTACCGCTGCACTCAGAATCGCGTTGTTTAATTCCAATGCTGATGCAGTTGCCGATAGGGTCTTGATCTTATCCTCGGGAGCTTCCGAATCATCTTCGATAATTCCCGCGTCAACCAATGCCTTTTTCAGCCCACCGTACTTCGTTTCAAGCTCTTTTTTCTTGCTACGTGTACCGGCGTTTTCGGTTCGAAGATCCTTGATAATCTTTTGGACTTTCGGGTCTAGCTTAGAAAGATCAACTTCCCCGCTATCCTTGTCGCCCTCGGCTGGAGGCTTTTTATCACCTTCGCCGCTCTTATCTTGGTTCTTGTCGCCACCATCCCCTTCTTCAGCACCCGGCTCTTCGAGGATTTTCTTTTCTTTGTCGTTTGGGCCTGCCATACGATTCCCTTCTGCCGCACCTGGCGACTTTCTAAAAGTCTACGGATCAATCCCACGCTTGTCTATAGGGAACCAAAATCGCGCGGTCGTTTGGGCGATCGGGCGGTGCCATAAATATGCGCGTTTTACCCTTGAACGTGTATTTAAACGGCTGATCGATCGGAATAATAGGATTTCTCCGCGCGAGTATTTTAGAATCTTCACCCGTTCGAGAATCCATAGGATGAATAAGCGTTTTCATCATATCGGGAAGAACTTCGTCCCGTACTTCGCGCATGCCGTTCATTTTGGCAATATTGTAAACATTGTGCAGCTCGGTTCGCGCTATGCGAAACAGCTTCCACTCTTCCCCCTGAAAGAAACGGCCAAGGCGATGCACCACGCTGGAAAAGCTCGACTGCGCCAGCGCCTCGGTAGATAGGGTCGTGGTCAACGAATTTATAAGATCCTGCCCGTAGGCGTCCAGGCTCGACTCGTACCTATTCAAAAGGAAATTATTCGAATCACTAGCCACTAGCTGCACGTCGATATTGATGGGCGCTACTGCCCCGGTGAACTCACGATCGAATACGCGGATCTCTTCCAGTTGATGCTCGACTCCCATCATAGCGGACTCAAGCGCTACGTCGCGCATGCCTGTAAGCAAGGCCACCTGCATAGCCTCGATCGCCGCTTCCACTTGAGTCAGTACCCCGCGAAGCTGCTGCGCCGAGAACTTATCCCCTGGCATAGTGTCCAAGCGATCGCGCAGCTCTTGGCGCACTTCTTTGTATCGCTTTAGCAGCTTGCGGGCCTTCTCATCTTCGAGCGCGAGCACCTGCTTCGTGTGCCGCTCCACGATTCCCACGCCGTCTACTTTTTCAAAGAAGTCTGCCATGCGCTAAAATTTTAGCGTTCCCTTGCCGAAAATACGACTCTTAAACGGAATGGGGATTTGCTCCCCTCGCGGAGTACCTGCGGCCCTAGCCTTCACGCGACCGAATAGCCGGCCCAGGCCGCGCACGCCCAGGCGTCGGTAGTAGACCGCGCCGGCCACATACGCCACCGTGCCCGCAGCCACGTCCGTAGCGACCCCGCCGGCTGCTGAGCCCTTCATGGGATCTTTCTGGAACCGCTCCAAGCCTTCCGACAGCATAGATCCACCGATCAGGGCTCCAGCGGCCAGCACCAGGTTGCGGGCTCGAAAGAGCTTGGCCCCTCGCGCGCGTAAATTGGTTGCCGCTCCAATTTGCTCACGCCGCGCACCGATACCAGGAGCGAAGGAGAATTTCATCTGGCGCGCTTGCGCGCGCCTGAGCGCACGCGAGGCCACGTTGAAAGACATTTTCGCCTCGGTACGCATAGCGGCGGACTTCTTCACCATCTGCGAAGCGATCTCACCGGAAAGCACGGCTGTGACAATGCCGCCAGCCGCTAGCGCAGCGCCTTGCGCGGCCTCCTTGCTCTTCTTGCGAATAGGTATGATGCGCCCGCGAATCCTACGGAATACAACGGAAGGCTTTTCGTTTTTCATTTCTTGGGCCTCACTGGAACCACGCGGCCATTCTTCTTCACAAAGCGAACGCCGGTTTTCTTCGCGGCCTCGATCCTCTCCGTGGGCGACACTAGCGAGTAGCTTCCCTGATCGATATCGCTAGGGCTGTACACCCCGCGATTCGCGGCGGGCTTAAAGCGGAAGCCTTCCTTGCGTAGCTTCTTCATTAGCCTGTTAATCTTCCCGCTCGATCCTTCAAGCGCAGCTTGCGCCGTCATAAAGTCGGCCTTCTTGAAGTCAGCCGGACCAAGCCCGACATTTCCACCAGTTAGAAGTTCCCGCGCCATATCGGGGTCGCTTGTGACTCCGACGGGCTGCTTCATCATGTTCACCTGCGGAACTCGCTGCGTGAGGGTCTGCCGCGTGGGTAACTTGCCTAGCGCGGTATCGACCAAAAGCCCCCGATGCGTAATGTTGCCGGAATGCGCGTCCAGGTGGAGCCCCGACTGAAAAGAAAGACGATCTGCTTCGCGCTTAGTTCTAGCGATGTTTTTATACGCCTCAGATACCGTCAGCCCGTTGGGATTCTTCTGGGAATTAGTGGCAATATCCTCGAACGGCTGCACCAGCGCCTTTAGCTTACGCGACAAGCGCACAGAAAAACCGCCGAGAGTTTCCACTCCGTAGTTCGGAAGATTGTGCGCGAGCGCCTGCGCGCGGGCCACCTTATCATTGATATTAGGAACCGCTTTCAGCATGTACTTGTCAGTGATCTGGCGCGTTGGGTTGCTGCGGGGAACCTTCAGAACTTTCGCACTATTGTCAAACTTGAATGCTGTGAAGTCTACGCCGCGACCAATCTTTTCTACGTCCGGCCCGACCGCTTTGAAGTCTTTCCCGCTTGGCGTCCTGCGGATTCCTGCCACAGCTCGATTGATTGTTTCGTCAACCAGGCCAAGCGACTTACGGATCGGCACAATACGCCCGCGAATCCTGCGAAATACATAGCCGGCGAGCTTCTTAGCCATTAGAAAGCCCCGAACGGATTGATGATAGGCTGGCTAGCTATCTTCGCGATCTCTTCCTCGATATCCTCGATCCCAAAGTCTTTCGCGACCCATCGGGTAATCGTTTCGCGGGAAATGATGTTCGCATTCGACGCCATCAAGCCCACGCTGAGCTTTTCCTTCAAGTCTTCCATTGTAAGCGCGAACACTGGCGGCCACTTGGCGGAAATGTTCAAGCTCTGAATCTTGAACGTGGGCGGTAGCTGGAGCCCAAAGTCGGCCCCTTCCTGCGTCAGCTTGAGCACCGTGAAAAGCATTTTCAGCACCAAAGATATCAAGCCCTTCTCCACAAGCGGGCGAAGCTCTTTAATGAGATCCACAAAAGGCGCGTTCATAATTGCCATAGCGCGACCAGAAAGCGCGCTGCCATTCATTTTCTCAGGATCGTGCAAAATGATCCGAGTAAGATCCTGAAAGGTTAGGCGGGACTTGTCGCGAGCTTCCATCGCGGTCTTAACAGCGCCCAGGTCGGACTCTAAGAAACTCGCCTCGCCATCGCGTCCCAAGTTCCAGGCTTTGCTACTGGATCGGATTAGCCCGTCAATCTCTTCAGAGTCCATTCCCTTAATGATGGTTTGCGGCTCTTGGTTGTAGCCGATCGCCTGTGAACTCTGCGATACGCTATAGTTCGACTCGTCGATCAGCGACAGGCTATCCTCGATCAGCGAGAACCCGTCAGGGCTATGCTTATCCTCGGCGGTGCGGAACCACTCGCCTTGAACGTAGCCAAGATTGTGCGCGGTACTCTCAACCACACTAAAAATGGGTTCGGCACTGTCAGAATAAATCGGATTGTCATAGAGCACGTCCGTATCGCGTCCGAGATCGAGGCGATACCACTTCCTTCGCGGCGCACCCTTCTCGTCGAGATCAGCGGGATCTTCATAAACGTACTGCACGCGCAGGGCAAGAAGATCGCCCAGCTCGTCAAATTGTGGGTAGCAGAACTTCGAGCAGTAATCCTCGATCTGAATCGCCGCCGCGCCTTCTTCGGATACCTTGGCCGAGAATCGAATGAAGCTGGAACCAGCCACCACAAGCCGGCGCATGGGCTCGGCCAAGCGCGCCTTCAAGCTCGTCATTTGGAGCAGTAGCCGGACCAGCTCCTCCGTTTCGGGATCGTCCTCGATAGCCAATCGTGGAAACGTATCGTCGCCCACCAGTTTACTAGCCACGCGTGTCGCGAATACCTTGGCGAAATTGATAACGATTCGCGGCTTTCGGTCCCGAATCGGAACGTACTGGCCCTCGCACGACAGTCGGTTCGCTTCTTCCCAATTGGTCAGGCGATCGTAGACCGTATTCTCGTAGTACGCATCAAGATGCGCGAGGCGGTTCGATCGGTAGAGCGGCGTCTTTGCTGCTTCCGATCCGATTATTCCCAGGTTGTAGGCCGCGCGCTTCTCGCTTCGGCTATTCACATTCGCAAATTTACGCCCCGAGTTACCTTCGTTGCGCTTGCTGAAAGGATAATAATTTTCTGGCATTAACCCACCTTATCGACCGGCCATCGGATTGACGCTCACGTCCGCCATTTTATATCTATTGTTCACCAGACCCCAAAGCATTTCAAGCGCGTCAGGGCAGTCGTCATGGTCCGCGTGGGGGAAATCTTCCATTTGGTTCATAAATTCTTGGCTCAAGGCCCTATTGAACAAGATCCAGCCATTCGTAACTTTAGGCTCCAGCGTGTAAATTCGCTTCTCTTTGTTCTCCAGGTTGTCCACGTCGTAGAAAGACACCCGCACCTTCTTGCCGACTTTCTTCTCGTAGCGCTCACGCTCGGCGACGATGTTGGGCAGCAAAAGATTGCGGTAAAGGTTCGTTTCAACACCGAATTTCTGAAAGTCGTAAACCCCATGATGCTCGAAAATCTCTTTGATGTACTGCGTGGGCGGCGCGCGGCGCGTCCAGTCCCGATGAACGAAAAGGCGATTCTTCGAATCCGTGTAGCCTGTCAAAAGGCATGTGAAGTCGCCGAGCTTGCCCTTCCTGGCCTTTGTTTGCCCGGTGGCAGGGTCCAGGGCTCCGTAAGCGTTCATGCGGTCCAGCGGGATGAATACGTTCGTTTGCTCGATCGCGAGCCCCGGCACTTCCTTCCCGTCCACGACTCGCAGCTCTTCTCGATACCAACGGAACTCACCGAAAACTTTATCCTCAGCGCCCAGGGGCTCATTTTGCTTCTCTTTCATAAAGGACGATCGCCCGATCTCCAGCATCTCCTTCATAAGAAACAGATAGGACTCACGCTCAGGCCACAGCACCCGCGTTCCCCGAAGCATCTCAGCCTCATTCGCTTCGTAGAACTCCTGCGCCTCGACGTGCCGGCGTTCGTTGTCGATGTTACGGAGAATCGTGCGCCACTTCTCCCAAAGATCCTCACGCTCGGACCACGAAAGAACGGCCCGGTAGATGCGCCCGCTGTACATGGGATTCTTTGCGATATTCTTTAGCAGCGAGTCGCGATGCAGAACCGTCCCGATAAATTCGATGTTGACGTCTTTCGCGCCGGCCTTTACCACATCCTCGTGATACCAAAGTTCACGCTTACGGCGCAGCGCCTCGTTGAATACTTCTTCAGAATGCTCCACGTCGTCGAGGACTATCTTGGTCGGGCGATGCGGCCCAAAGCGAATGCCTCGTACTTGTGCGCCCGCCGAAAAGCCCTGTACCTTGACTTTATAATCTCCGCACAGAACGACGAACTCCGATTCATTGACCTTCGCAGTAGGAAAACGAAGTTTGAAATCTCCAGCGAGATCCAGGTTCGTAAGTACCTCGTTCCGAATGTCTCGAAGTTTTTGAATAGTTTGCGTTTCTGTATTTGATAGAACGACGATGAACCGTTCCAATTTATAGCAGATATCGTGAAGGACTTTAATAAGGGCCTTCTGCGTTGACTTTGCGTATCCACGAGGCGCACCACGCGCGCGTCTAACAAGCCTTTCACCAAATACAGCTTCCGCGAAGCCGTCCAGGTGAAACTCGTTAAAAGGATCTGTGCAAAAATGCGGAAAATAGTAGGAAGCAAACAGGCGAAGGTCAGTAGCCGCGCGAGCCCAGATAAGCCGTTTAAGCTCTCCCTCTTTTCCATCAGCTCGGCACTCTTCGCAGACGGACAAGAACTGATTCCACTTCAGCGAACCCGCCGTCTGAATCGCTTCTAGTTCCTTTGTCGTATAAACCCACATGCTTCGCTAGCTCCTTCAGGGCACCGATCTTATCGTGCATCTTTACGCGAAGCGACCCGCCGCCTTCAGTTGTTGTCTCCACGACTTCACTGACAGCGATCTTCGATCGAAGCGACCAGAGATCGGAGTCTTTGATCTTGATGCGCCCGCCGGCAATCTCCATAACGTCCACGGAACGCGCGAACGCCACCGCTGCAATTTCAGCGAGAACGCGGTCGGCAGAAATCTCCAGGCGTTTCACGCGTTTGCTCTTTAATTCTGCGATGCGTTGTTGAATGCTAACGGAAGTTAACAATCGTGATGCGGCAGCCCTAGCGACGCTCTGATCCACGCCATAAACCCGAATATAGGCTTGCGTGGCATTAAGATCCTTTAGGTACTCGTTGCAGAATTGCTCTTGCTGCTCTATGAGTTTCCCTGCCTTGCGTCCGCGCATCAAGCTCGGATCAAGGACTTGTTTGGGTTTTGGCACCTGGCCTCCCTTCCCTTATCTCCAGGGTAGCCTAAAGCAGCTCTTTTCAGCAATTACCATTTCTACTGTTCCACTGTTCCATTACTGTTCTATTAC